TTATACTTTCGATCTTAAATACTCTTGAATCTCATCGCTGGCCTTCTGCATGCCGGCCTTGTTGTTGCCGCCCTCAAGATTGGACTTGAGAAGCTGCTGGCTTGCGTTAAGGTTCAGCCTCATTATTTCGTGGAAGTCTGCGAACTCCTCGGCCTTGTCGATATTTTCGGCTTCCAACTTTTTCAGCCTCTCATTGTCTTTGCGGGAGTAGTCCTCAAGGTTGGCAATCCTGACATCAGTAGCCGCTCTCCAGCCTTTTGACTTAATCTTGCCTATCAATGCCCAGATGCCCGCCAATGCTCCAGCGATGCCACCGCAATACAAGATGATGCGTCCTGCCAATGAAAAGAACTCATTGACCGTTCTTATTGTGGTTGGATCCATCACTGCTTTGCATCACTTTCTACTTCAGTATTTTTGCTCATGGGAATGCTGATAGCCTGATCAATGCCTGTGGCACCGAAACCGGATACCAGACCGGCCACAAACGTGGAAAAGCTGACAGAGCCCTGCATCCAGAATGCAAAGATGATGCCACAGCCTGCCGCTACAAGCGGCAGATACTTTGACTTGTCACCCATAAGTGGCTTGATAATAGCGCAGATGATGTACACTGCAACTGCCACCATGGGCAGCATGTAATTACTCCAATTCATAAATCCCTCCTGAAAACTGTCATTCTCCAAGTTGTCATCTCAGCAGATCGTTGACCCGTGTCTGAATCTGGTTGGCCACATTAGCTCCAAACTTGGCCACAAGTGCATTTCTGCGTTCTCCACCATTGCCGTAGTCTCCTCTGATGACCTTGCGTGCCTCTGCATCGATATTCACAGATGTGCTGGCAGCAGCACCAAGCATCTGATTCACTCTGGCCTGTACTTCATCGTAATGGCTGCCGAGTGCTGTGCGTCTCTGATCACCATTGCCATATTTGCCAGCGATGACATCTCTTGCCGCTGCATCCACGTCAAACACTGCAGGCTGACTGGATGAACCGCCGCCAAGGATCTCATTGACACGAGCCTGGACAGCATCATAGTTTGCACCAAGAGCCGCCCTGCGCTGATCACCGTTTCCAAACTCTCCGGCAATGGTACGCTTAGCCAGATCATCAATGCTGCCAGTTGCCGCATTAGGCTGAGTGCTTGCTGCAGAGCCAGTACCAAGCAAAGCATTCACCTGATCACAGATGTAGTTGGTGTGCTCCTTGATGTAAGGACCAGGGCACGATGTTGCAGAGTAGTCGCAATGTCTCAGCAGTGTGCCGTTCTTTCCGTTGTAGTACAGGCGGCTGATGCCGTTTCTCTTGCAGATGTCTGCGCACAGCTTGATCAGGGATGACATTGCTGCGTCGCTGATCGGCCAATTGCCGCCCGCCTGAGAGTTGGCAACCTCGATGGTGACAGTGTTTCTGTCAGGTTCCCAGCCGGATGTGGTCCACGCTCTGTAAGCCTCATCGACATACTGACCGATCCGGCCATTGCTGTCGATGCCATAATGAGCAGATGCCTGCCTGTTTTTGAAGACATTGCCAAGTGTTTGCAGGCTGAGATTGCCAGCCTGGTGATGGATGACAATGCGGCTGATCTTGTTGCCAGCACGGTCATTCCAGTGGCCGGAAGTCATGTCACGATAAACTACTAGTGAAGAGTTACTCATTTCTGTTCTCCTTTCTCAAGTTCAGCCGGTGTATCAGTTCCCTTGCCATCGTTTTCGAGTGGTTCAATTGTTGTGTTTTCGTTTGCCATATAGTTTTCTCCTCTTTACTGGTACGAAAAAGGCGGACTATTGATCCGCCTTTGTTGATGCGAGCTTCTTAGTGTTCTCCTTCAGTTTCTCCTCAAGATAGTCCTGCGATGCGGATACATTGAATCCGTATCCGTTCGTGCCTTTGAAGGCATCCTCCGGGAGATCAAAGAAGGTGCTGAGAATTGCCCGAACTTCTGCAAAGCTGAGAGTTGTCACCGACGTCATTATTCGGTGTCCTCTTCATCGCCCGGAATCTTCTCATCCGGGTATTTCTTTTTATATGCCGCCTTGATGGCTTCCTGAGCCTCCGGCTTGAATGTTGCTACCTCATCCCAGGTCAGCTTTCCCTGGTGAATTCTGATCGCCATGAATGTGTACATCTGATCATTCCTCCATCATTGTTGCTGCCAGCATGTCCTGCACAGCCTGTGCGGTTTCCTCCTGAGCGTCCTGCAGAGCCTTGAGCGCTGCATCAATAGACGCAGGCTGTTCCTGCTCCGGGAGGGATGCAATTGGAGTGTAATCGAGGTACTTCTCTGGATCCGCCTTGACTTCCTCTTCTGTGAGGGCATCGGTGCGGAATTCGTTGAAGTCGTACTGGTACTGTGTGATCGGTTCAGAGGTATCGTCCTCAGTATGGGAGCTCTGAGCCGGTGTGGTCACTTCTTCTTCGTTTAGGCAGATCTGGAACTGGTTAATACCGTCCACCAGCGTCATTCTGACTTCTGGCTGCTTCTCGCTGAATAATGCTTTTGTCATGTTGTGAAATCACCTTTCTCGCTTTCTTCGAGATCTTGAAGTAGTTGTACTTTCTGCAGAATCTCAGGCTGTTGCTGTGATCAATGAAGAGTCCACTGTAAGAAGAGAGCTGCCGGGCATGTCTGACAGTCGGCTTGCGGTTAAATGTATTGATCGCGCGGATTGTCTTGACATAGTCCCGGTGTCTCATTGTTATGTGGTCTCTGTAAATCTTGTAACCAAGTACATCGACGTGGGCATCCGTGTTTCTTGGATTCAGATCGATCATCTGCCAGTCATCATGCAGATGCATTCCTTTTGACTCAAACTCAGCCGCGTCTCCGCGTATTGCATGAGCCAACTGGCTTGCGTTGCTGCCGAGAAGATAAATGTCGTCAACGTTGAACATCTGGTGCTTCACTGCATTCTGCTTTTTACCTCTTCTGGTTGTGATATACTTCCGCTCGTTTGAGTGGTAAACATCCGCCACATACAAGGCACAGAGCCGAATACTCAGGACAGAACCGATGGGCAGACCTTTCATGGATTCCTCCAGTCTGGTCTTCAGATCCGGATCCCGGTCCATCTCATTGATGAACCTCTGCGAAGGATGCCCGGTATCCATCGTCTGCAGCAGTGTTGCGATCAGCCAGAGAATGGCATCGTTTGCAACGTGCCGGTCTAACCATCCCATCATGTTCGCATGATAGATGGAAGCATAAGCACGCTGCAGATCAGCTTTGATCATCTTGGTGCAGGTGTAGACCCGTTCCTTCTGACCATTGCGTCCGATCCTGACTTCAGTCTCCTGAAGCCACGAGAACATAACAGCAGCACCGAAGACCGGTCCCTGTTTAGGTTTGCAAGCGATCTGATAGTATCCGATGTACGGAGCCAGCTCGCCCAGTGAGTTATACGCGATGTAGTCATAGATCTGCTGCTTCATGCACTCGACTGCGATGATTCTTGTTTTTCCGTTCGACTTGTCCTTTCGGACATCGTACTCAATCGGATCCACCACAATGTGGCGGTTCAGAATCTCCGCTTGAATGATATCGATCAGCTTCTCTTCACTCCCGCCGCATTCTGCTTCGAGCCGCTTGACGTCCGGTCTTGTGATCAGTTCTTTCAATGTCTTGTGCTTTTCACAGTCATGAATTGCCCGCCGGATAAATTCTCTGTCTGAAATATCAACGTTTTTGCATTTTTTCTTCATTTTGATTCTGTAGTAAATAGCGATTGTTGCTGTGTCTGACCGTTCGATTACTCTACCAGGCCAGCCTGCTCTCAGCCACTTTGCGCATTCCGCGCAGGTACGACAATGAAGTCGCAGCGCTTGGTCAAGGAGCGCGCATGACAGCCGTTAAACTTTGTTTATATAAAGGCGATGCATCCACACCGCCTACCTTTGCCGAGTTAGGATTTTCACGCAAATCGCAGCAGCCGTAGTTCCAGTTCGTCCTGGACAGGTCGTTCCTGCAGTTGACATTGCAGAGACCGTCGTTCGAGCCGTTCCTGAGGTTGCCGACATGGCTGCCATACCCCGTGTTACAGTATTTTGAAACTTTTGAATTATTTAGTAGTGAAAGACAAGAGAGGGGAGGGCCCCTCTCAGGGGCTGCGCCCCTGATTCACCCCCACAAGCAGGGGTATCAATCGCAGCAGCCGGAGGCCCAGAGCGGCCTGGACAGGGCGTCCCAGCAGGAGACAGAGCAGAGACCGACGTACGAGCCGATCCCGAGGTTGCCGACAGTATACTTCTCTCTGAGTGTACCGTCTTCCCCCTTGCCAGACTGTGGACCCCATACTCTATCACCAGTGCCGATAGAGTCACCGCCACCGATGCTGCAAGGGCAGAAGGATCCAGTATCCGGATCAACATAGATATCTCCAGACCAGTAGTCACCTTCTGCAATTGGAATCCCGCCAGCTAACGTGTATCCCGTGTGTGCATTAGCGACATGCTTGACTCCGCGCTTTGCTACATACTGCAGCCATAAGCCGGAACCCTCGTCTCTCTGCATGACCACATTCGAGTCGATGATAGCCTGTCCGTTCATGTATTCTGTGCCGCCAATACGGAAAGTATGGCATCCGTCTGTGTTGGATAGATAAGAGCCGTCAAAGTGGCCGATAACCTTGTCTGTTTCACCGCTCATGCACGGCATCATGGAAACATAATCATCAACCGTGACATTGAATGCTTCAGGAACGTCCAGAGTCAGAGCTGTGTATTCTGTGCCGGAAACAACAACCTTCTCGATGCTCTTGATCTGTGCTCTGTTCACTACATCGTGAACCGTTGCATAGTTTCTATCCTGTGTGACCGCTTTATTATTATCGAGGCATGTCCCTACAGAGACGCACGCACCGACGTAGAACTTGCTCTGATCAGCAATCAGAACACGCTTTGCAGATTCTTCAGCAACTGCGATCTTGCTCTGTGCGTTCCATGTATCAACATGGCCTCTGAAGAACTTCTGGCTGTTTTTTGTCTTGTATTTGATGACCATCATCAGGAATGCGAACAGTGTTCTCTCGGATCCGGATCCCCAGTATCCTGCACCCTTCTTCTGGTATTCAGTGATCATGGAATTGTACGAGTTGTTGTAAGCCGGTACACCGTACTGGGACCGCAGGATCTTCTTTGAATCGCCTGATGTACCTTCCTCATTGCTGATGCTATAGAAGGCACTATGCACATAGAACGGAAGAACAGTGCCATCTGCTTTGATCGCCTCAATCCAAGGGACAAGTCCGAGCTCTGGATGCGGAGCATCGCTCATGTAGTAGACATCGTATGTCCCATGATTTTCCACTTTGTACCAGAAAGTTGCATACACGTTGCCAATGTCAACTTTTCCGGTCTTGGCGAATCCCGGCATTCCTTCCACTGCAGTCGGACGAGCAAAGCCATCATCATCTCTGGTGTAATTGCATCTGGTCCACTGGAAGATCTCGGACTCCTCCGCAAAGTCATCCTGTCCGGCTTCGGTATCCGTTGCCGGTTTAGCAACAAGTCCGATGGAATCCAGCATTGCCTCTCCAACACTGGACGTGTTGGTTGCATACTTCCAGATCTTGGTTGCGAATACCTTTCCGGATCTTCCACCGATGAACTGAGCAGCCAGTTCCTTTTCAAGTTTGGACTTCAGTCCCATTTCATCTGCGTTTGCGTAGACATTCTGCAGAGCCGCCTGATAGGCAAGCTGAGCCATCTGCGCACTGTTTGGCGCTTCATAAGTCACGCCGTTAATTTTCTGTGCCATATTCCTCCTTACTCATCCAGAGCATCAATGTTCTGCGTGATGCAGAGCCGACGCCTCGAATTTACGAAAAACTTGAAGCCGTTGATCTGTGCATCGATCCGGTCCACGTCCGCCTGATGGGCTTCCTTTGCCGCATTCAGTTCGCTTGTATGCCTTGCGGACAGATCGGACACGGACTTCGTGACTGCTGCATAATGACTTGCTTCTGTGTCGTGAGCCTCATTAACCGCTCCGACGATTGTGCTCTTCGTCCTGGTCTTCAGATCGGACTTTGCACCGACGTCATTGATCAGCTGATTCAGATCGGCAGCGGATGCAATCGCACCAGTGTCGAGCTTCACGCTTACCTGCTCAGCATTAGCTACCGCAACATAGGTTTCAATCTCGATCAGCTGAGGACTGACTGAGTTGTATGGCGGCATGTAATCTGCCTGACCATCGACAGCCGTGACGATGGCATACAGGCACTCTGTGCTGGACTGCTTCCCGGCTTCACAGGCAAAGATTCCGAACTCGTTGACGTAGTATCCATGCGTCAGTTGAAGATTGGACAGCACTCCCAGAAGGGAGATCGTGCTGTCGTTCACTTTTCTGACTCTGGACACGCCGAACTCCTGTTTATTCTGTCTGAGAGCTGTGGCGCCCTGCAGAGCAGAAGTGGACCATGTCCCGGATCCAGCCTGGACCTTTGTGAACTCAATCGTGCACTGCCCCGCGAGAGCTTTGGTGATCAAAGCAATGCCTCGATTAGTCATAACGACTGAATTGAACTGTGCCATGTTTTAACCTCCTTTTCTTCATATCTGGATTTTTTTATAAACAAGACATGCACCTCCCGCATGAGGACCGGCCGCGTCCACTCTGGACGAGAGATGCCGACCTTCCGCAACGGTCTGTAGTTTGATGCTTCCAACCGCAGTGCCGATATATGCAGACCCGTCCTCCCGGTAACTCAACTGTGGGCTGTTGTTTACCGTGTAGAACCGGTTGGTCGCTTCCATAGCGCCAATATGTAATTTTCCTTGTGCCTTCTTGGAGAAGGTCAAGGCAATCAGATGAGACCTGACGTTCTTAACTCGAGCGATGATGCGGGATATCTGTTCCGCTGTCTCCGGTGTAGAACGAGCATCGACCACAACTCTGAACTCATTCGGCTTATATCCGCCTTCATACCACTCGACAACATCACCAGTGCCGAAGATCGTCTGCAGCATTTCAGCCACAGCACCAGTCGTCCCGGCATGGGATCTCCACGAGAGTGCGTTCTTGACAAGCGTCCGCTTTGTGTCAAGCGGAAGCGCCTGATCGTAGTACATGACTCTTAACTCGACTGCCATGTAGTCCAGAACTTCTTCATCCAGATCGTCGATATCGTAAGAAACACCGACCTTCGTTGAGAGAACGAGAAGGTGAGCGATCTGTAACTTGATCGCGTAACTAAGAGCCAGAAACTCAGGGCTTTTTTCATTCGGCCATAGGTCTTTCAGCTCGCCGTCATGAATATCAATCATCTTCAAGCCCTCCGTAGGTGATCGTCTTGGATCCGAGCTTTGCAAGGTCGGTGTCCCCGATCTTGGTGAAAGCCGGAGCCTTGAGCTCAACTCGCTTAGCACCCGCAAGAATGATGCGCTTCACCAGCTCTGACGGATTGATATCTCGTCCGATCTTGGACCGCTGCCACGTTGCATAGTCATTGACAGCTTTTTCGACTTCCTGCTGAATCGTCGTTGCCGTATTTCTGTCAGACGAATTGATCCAGTAGGTGAAGGAGACATCATAGCTGACTTCCTTCGGCGCAGAAACGACGATCTTGTCATTCAGTGGCTTGATGGTCGGATCCTCCAGATAAGCCTGCAGTGCTTTGACAACAGACTGGCTCGGCACTTCGTCATTCAGTAAGAAGCAGACATCCACTTCACCTGGAGCATTGCTGAAAACGCGCGCGTCTGTGATCTCCTGATTAAAGGAGCGGATCCAGAACTTATATGCGTCCTCGGTGCCAGTTGTGGAGTGCCGATCCGGTG